ACCACTGGTTTGATTCAATTGAGATTGATTCAATGACAAGTCGCCTTTGGCCACTGCATTTTGCGTTGAGCCTGTAGTGGCATTGGTACTGGTGGCATTATTTTGTGCAGTAGCAGCAGCACCGGCACCGGTTCGAGTGGCATTGGTACTGTTCTGTACACTGGTTTGGAAATTGGTAGAAAAATCACTGTTCATTAGTCGTACCAAGGACAGTGTCTGAGTAAATGTTCCAGCACTAAAAGTATTTTTGATTGTCAATATTTTGTACAATCCACTGAAAAGGCTTTTGGTAGTACCTGGTCGAGGAAATCCTAATCCTTGATTGGTAAAGTCAGTGTCTAGGTCAATGATACTGTTGATATTTAATTTGACCACCAGTACTCCCGAATCCATACGTAAATGACCGTATTTGGCAGCAAAATCATTTTGACTTATAGTATCCCAAGAACTAAAATTGTCACTCGATCCCGGAGTTGGACTGGGCACATACAACCAGTCGTCCTGTTTACACAATAAAGGATCGCCTACTATTTTTAGATCCACAGTCAACATGTCGCCGCTGGGTTTGCTGTAGATAGATTTCAATGCATCAGCTGATGTGGCCTTGTTGGGATCGCTTATAATATTCAAACCAGTCACGTTTCCTTGATCAATCACTATTGGTTTAAACCTCAAGGGATTTGGCACCGGAACTTTACCCAGTTGTGGAATTAGGCCTGATGCTGCCAACCAAGGTGGTCCCAACATGATGGTGGCCGTATCAGTCAATCCCTCATTGACTTTGGTGTCAACCGTGGCTATTGTGGCCGGCACTTCATTGCCATATGTGGTTACCGCGGTGTACCACGTGGTATCAAATTGCAAATTTAAATCAAGTATATCAATATTTTTACCAGTATACAAGTAGTCGTATTGCTTGACTATAAATTGCTTGCCATCAGTCAAAGATGGCAATGCAGGGTGTGAAGGATCAGCAACATAGTATTGATGCACTTTGTAGGTAAAAGCATGTGCATAAGTGTTTCGTTTGGCATCAAATACGCTATCATACGAGTTACCTGAGCCACTGACTCCGGCATATCTAACTTGCACAGTGGTTTTAATAGTGTTGAAAATTTTTGATAAATCTTGCACTTCCTGATTCTTCAATGTTTGCGGATCTGTGGTTGTGTTATTTTGTGGCTTCTTTTTTAGTTGTCCAATAATAAAACTGCTTTGAAGAACAATTTTGTTAACCACCTCAGAAATAACTGATCCTGCCGGAATACTGAATGATGATTTTGAAACATCAAGTGTGACTCCCTTGGGATTGGCCTGTGCTAGAGAAACTTGTTTATCGTATACCACATTAGTTACCGCAATTGACGGGTCAACATCAAATGCAATAGTGTCAGCGTAGAGTACATCGCCTGCTACCGCCTCTTGTTGCCAATGCTTGTTGAGCTTGCTTGCAAAATCGGTCAATAAATCATTTACTGTTTTTCCAGTTATGGTGATATTTTTTGGGCATTTAGCATATTCGTTTTGATGTGTGATATGTCCAGCCGGGCAAAAATCAATTTTGTATTGGGCTCCACCACTGGTGACTTTGACACTCACGCCCAGGAATCTGATAGGGAATCGTTTTCTATAGGTGCCAGTTTCACTGTCGGGTACAGGCTTGCCGTTATCATCGTAACCCACAAAATCAATTTGTAGCATGTAGGGTTGTGCAGTGTAATTTCTAAAAGATCCGTCTTTGGTAGTGGACGCAAATATAAGGCTGTCCATGAAGGTAACGCCGTACGGTTCAACAACAGTCATTGTGCCACTAATCAAGTTGGTATTTTTACTTGATGTATTAGGACCAATCACAGTATCAAATTCAATGTCCTCAATGTTGTAGTTCAGTCCGCCGGTACTGGGCAAACGACGATTGGTATATTTTCTGTTGTTGGCGTATGCTCCGCCATCCTCGGCCACCACATAACTATAGGGTAAATCTTTAGTAAGTCCAGGGCCAGCATCAAGTGTGTCTATCAAGTCATTATAGTCACCGGTGTCCAACCACCACAGACTGGTCCTATAGGTCCAACTTGCATATTTGTGCATGGGATTGGTAATTGGAGTTGAAGCGACTGGTATTTTTGTAGTTGACGGTACCACAGTGGAACTATCTACCGCAGTATCAACTGCAGGCAGTTTACTGGGAGTCTTTGTTTTTTTTACCGGTGTGGTCGGAGTTGGGTACAAGGTTGCTGCTTGTTCGGCTGTTGCGCCGCCCATTCCGGTGCTACGACCAGCTCCAGCACCAGTTACCTGAGTAGCACCAGCTGTTGCACCTTGATTGGATATGCTGGGGTTCCCAAATGCTGCGCCACTTGGAGAATTATAAAATGTTGAGCCTGCCATGTTATAAACCCAGTGCAGAATAAACTACAGATTTTGGCGGGACATAGATTATGTTGGGTGCCACAAAACTAAAAACTGGATCTATTATGACATCGGGATTGCGTACTGCAAACACCCACCACAGATTGCTGTCTTGATACATGTCGTATGCCAGCAGGTCTGGTCTAAGATTGTAAGGAGGATCAATTTGATATTGTGCATCGCCTACATCGGCTGGTATAGTTACTCCTTGCCAAATATCCAAGAACGGTCCCCATGTACCAGTATTGTAGTACGGGCTTGTGGTTGAATAGGTTGCTGCCATTACAAGAATCCTCCGGTGCCAGCATTACCACCATTGAGTGCTGGCACTGTGGCACCAAATGCAGTTGCTGGACCACCTGCACGATACAATCTAGTATTAATTAATGCTCCACGTGCAAAATCGTTAAGATTAAAGTTAAACGATTGTGCAGTTCTACTGTATACCGGTTGCAGTGTCAAACTAACTGTACTGGTAGTAGGCAATCGTGTGCTGTTTTGTACTGGTGTTGAAAGGTAGGGATTGTAGTTGATACCGGGTTCAGGAATGTCCATGTAGTCCACTTCGGCTGGCATAGTATGACTAAATGATTTTACTATACAAGGAACATTGGGTAGATAATACTGTCCATAGCCGTTTAGGTACACAATGGGCGGTGGATTACCAGCGTCAGCATCATTGCCAAAAAACATCTTAGTAACACTTCTAAAGAAATAGATTGTGGCCAATAGGTACTGGCCCTCAGTGACGTTTTGTACAGTAAATTCACCGTTAATGGTTATTTCGCCCACTTCACTGTTTTGATAAAAGTACTGAGCATAGTTGTTGTGTGTGAGCTTTTGTTGCTCGTAGTTGGCCGTGTGTGTCACTGCCACTGTGGGAGTGTAGGGGAATACCACACCAATACGAGTCTGTCCGTTTGTTGCTCCGCCGGTCAAGGTGTCTATGCCCTGAACCAAGGCACTGGTTACATTGTTGCTGGCTTCGGTACGCAATGGTGACAACAGGTTGTTACTGGGATCGTTATAGAAGTACTTGCTGTTGGGCGCTAGGCTTACACGTACACGCCAATCAAAGCTGGCTTGAGGATAGTTGACAAGAATATTTGGACCATTGGTTTGAAATCCGCCGGTATTTTTGGTACTGTATGCGAACATACCGTTTACATTCTGGCGATTCATAAATGGGTTTACACCCAGTTGTCCGCCAATTGAATTGCCCGCAGCTTGAGCTATTCCACCAATGAAACTGGTAGAGCTGATACCTCCGGCTAAGGGTGCATTTGATAAAACTGGCATCGGATTCCTTGTGTGTCTAGTATTTATTCGCAATCATTATGTGTGTAGATAATGTTTTTTTAGAAAAAGGTTGACAACGCCACAATAAATATGTTAGCATACACTAACTTGAACAAAGGAATTAGAGGTGCGTCACAATTATCTAAACAACAAAGATATCTTAAAAGAAATCCACAAAAGCAAAAATACTTACTGTTACTACACCAGCCCGGATGTAGCTGACTACGACATGATACTGCCCGATCGAGGCAAAATAAACAAAAAGAACATCAAAGAAGCCAGACAAAATCGTGCTGATCGTTTGGCCAAATTGGCGCACGAAGCAGCAACTGCTGATGGTACCAAGCACAAACTGGACGAGTTTGAAATCAAGCTCAAGGATGTGGCCGATACTGATGTGGTATTTAGAGTCATGACCTGGGATCATATTCCGGTTGATGATGTCAAATCAAGAAAGGCCGCAGTCAAGGCCCTGGAAGACGAAGAAGGCAGCATTCCTCGTAGCGAATACGACGACGAAGAATTGGACTTGATTGGTAACACCAAATACGTCAAAGTCAACTTCCCACCATTTGAGCATTACAAAGTCAACGAAGCCGGTGAACCGGTGTGTGTGGGTCGCAGTCACTGGAAGGGTGATTTGGACAAAGGCACATTCAATCGTATGCACGGACAAATGACACCCAAATTGGCACACATGTTTATCAAGTTGTGTGAACGCTATGCTACACGTAGCAACTGGCGCGGTTATACTTACAACGACGAGATGCGTAGCCAAGCCCTGTTGCAACTGAGTCAGATAGGATTACAATTTGATGAATCAAAAAGCCAAAACCCTTTTGCTTACTATACTGCCGCTATTACTAATAGTTTTACTCGTGTGCTCAATATAGAAAAGCGCAATCAAAATCTACGTGATGACATTATGGAAATGAATAACCTAACGCCAAGTTATACTCGTCAAGGCATGAGCGGTGGTTATTCGGGCGGAGACGGTCATTACGATGAGTAGATTACCAGTTGCTCTTTGCCTAGCAGTTCTGTTACACTAACGGAATGAGTAACTTATTTAAAAAAGCCGCGCTATTCACTGATATACATTTTGGCCTAAAGTCAAATAGTACACAACATAATGAAGATTGTCTTAATTTTATAAAATGGGCCACTAGTAAGGCAAAAGAGGAAGGATGTGAGACATGTTTCTTTTTAGGAGATTATCACAATAATAGAGCATCAATTAATGTACTCACACTGGGGTACTCACTTAAAGGATTGGAGCATCTCAATGACAATTTTGATAGGGTTTATTTTATTCCTGGTAATCACGATTTATACTATCGTGACAAACGTGATGTTCAAAGTGTTGAGTGGGCCAAGCACCTACCCAATGTTCAAATTTGTAACGATTGGTTTAGCAGTGGTGATGTGGTCGTCGCTCCTTGGCTGGTTGCTGATGACTATAAGCGCATACCAAAATTAAAAGGAAAATACATGTTCGGGCACTTCGAACTGCCAGGATACCTAATGAACGCCATGGTGGCCATGCCCGAGCACGGCGAGCTACGCGGAGACAGTTTTTCAAACTTTGATCATGTGTTTACCGGACATTTTCACAAACGCCAAACACAACGAAATATCACCTACATTGGCAACTGCTTTCCGCACAACTATGCCGATGCTGGCGACGACGATCGAGGTCTTACCATACTAGAATGGGGTAAGGCCCCCGAGTATCATGCTTGGCCTGATCAACCCATGTACCGGGTATTTAATTTGAGCGATGTTATTAATCACACCGAGGCAATGTTGCGACCCAACATGCATGTGCGTGTAAATTTAGACATAGATATCAGTTATGAAGAAGCTAGTTTTATCAAGGAAACATTTGTTGCTGACTATAAGCTACGTGAAATTACTATTATCCCAGCCAAGGCAACCGACTTGACCGAGTACGAAATACAGGGCAATATTGAATTTGAGTCTATAGATCAAATTGTGTATAATCAGCTCAACAACATAGACAGTCAACAGTTTAACAAAAACCTATTAGTGGACATATATAGAAATCTCTAATGTTTAAAATCAAAGATATCACCGTAAAGAATTTTATGAGTGTGGGCAATGCCACACAGGCCGTTAACTTTGATCGCAGTGATCTTACTCTAGTACTAGGTGAAAATCTAGACTTGGGCGGGGATGACTCGGGTGCACGTAACGGTACCGGCAAGACCACTATTATAAATGCGCTCAGTTACGGCTTGTATGGTAATGCACTTACCAATATCAAAAAAGATAACCTAATAAACAAAACCAACACCAAGGGCATGATGGTTTGTATTGACTTTGAAAACGATGGAGTTAGTTATCGTATCGAGCGCGGACGCAAGCCCGGGGTAATGAAGTTCTTTGTTGATGATCAAGAACGTGAAATCACAGACGAGGCACAAGGTGATTCAAGAGAAACACAGGCCGAGATAGAACGTATGTTGGGCATGAGTCATGATATGTTTAAACATATTGTGGCTCTTAACACTTATACTGAGCCATTCCTGAGTTTAAAAGCCAACGATCAACGTGTTATTATTGAACAGTTGTTGGGCATTACATTACTAAGCGAAAAGGCCGACCGACTCAAAGAACTAGGTAAAGCCACTAAAGATGCAATCACACAAGAAGAATTTAGAATCAAGGCAGTTACAGATGCCAACCGACGTATCGAAGAACAAATAGAAAGTCTCCGACGCAGACAGGCCATGTGGCTCAAAAAGAAAGAAGACGATTTACAACGGTTGGTTGCGGCCTATGACGAGCTCAGCCACCTAGACATCGAAGCCGAACTAGTTGCACATCAACAACTGAGTGAGTATACGAAAAAGAAAAGTGAAATTGACCGTATTCGAGGTTACATCACACAAAACGAACGTGACCAAGCTCGAGAAGACAAAACGATAGCTCGGTTAAAGGCCGAACTGGAGGCACTGAAAAATCATCAATGTCATGCCTGTGGTCAAGACCTACACGACGACAATCATGAACAAATGCTGGCAGACAAGCAACAACAAATCAGTGACACTGCTGTTAATGCACTTGCAGCTCATACACAGTGGCTGGAAAATACCGAAGCGTTGCAGGCCTTAGGCGAACTGGGCGAACGACCCACAGTTTACTATACTAACGAAGCAGATGCGTTTGAACATCGAAGCAGTATGGGCAGTATCCTAACACAACTGACTGCCAAGCAAGAAGAACAGGATCCTTACGTGGAACAGATTGCTGAGATGCAGACACAGGGTGTGGAAGAGATCAAGTTTGATGTCATGAACGAACTGACCGATCTCAAGGAACATCAAGACTTTTTATTAAAACTGCTGACCAACAAAGACAGTTTTATTCGTAAACGTATTATAGATCAAAACTTATCCTACTTGAATGCCAGGTTAGGACAATATCTAGATCGCATTGGCTTGCCGCATACTGTAAAATTCAACAACGACTTAACTGTCAGCATCACAGAACTAGGCCGAGATCTAGACTTTGATAATTTATCAAGGGGAGAACGTAACAGACTTATACTAAGTTTAAGCTGGGCGTTCCGTGATGTTTGGGAAAGTTTGTATCAACCCATCAACTTGTTGTTTATCGACGAGTTGATTGATAGTGGTATGGACTCAAACGGGGTTGAAAACAGTCTAGCAATATTAAAGAAAATGAGCAGAGATGCCAATAAGTCTATTTGGCTTGTATCCCACAAGGACGAGCTGGCGGGACGAGTTAACAATACTCTGCACGTAATCAAGGAAAACGGCTACACAACCTACAGTACCGACGTCGATATAGTATAATTTTTTATCCTGCTTGTGCGGTGATAATTAGTTATACATATGACATGGATTTATCAAGGCTCAATTGTTGAGGAACTACCCGAAGCCTGCGTGGGCTTTGTATATCTAATCACCAACACTCTAAGTGGACGTAAGTACATAGGTAAGAAACTGGCAAAATTCGCAAAAACAACATACAAAACAGTAAAACTCAAAAATGGCAAAAAGAAGCGCAAAAAGATTCGAGGCAAAATTGAATCAGACTGGCGCGAATATTATGGCTCAAGCACAGAACTCACTGCAGACATTGAAAAACTAGGCTCCCTAAATTTCACCCGAGAAATACTCTTTTACTGTAGATCCAAAGCGGAATGCTCTTACATCGAGGCTCGAGAACAATTCACACATCGTGTATTGGAATCAACCGATTACTATAACGGACAAATCTCTGTCCGTGTCCATGGCTCCCACATTATCAACAAGATTTAATTAAATTGGTTTGACTAGCGCAGGTTAACGTCGTGCGCCCTAGACCTGGATCACGGATCACAGGGATGGAAGCCTTGCCGCCAACGCAAGCACTCAATCACTACCCGCAAGGATGAAGACTGGAAATGCCCCAGTTTGATTGTTTGAATATATTTTCATGGCTGAAAAGACGTACTAGTGATAGTACACGGTTATCGATTGTGCTGATATACATTTGATAATCCGCCGTTGTATAAAGACGGAGCTCGAGGTACCGGACAACCGCCTCTGCAATGCTCTAATATCAGTGACTGTGCTGCTCGGATGATGCACTTGATTTTTGCCCGCCCTGGGCAAAGAGTGACCGCTTAGTCTGGATGATACTGGAGTCAGTTGACTGTGTTGTTATAATTGCTCTGAAAGAAAACAGTTGTGAGCGCAAGCGAAACAACAGATGTTCGTAGAACATCTTAAAAGAATGGCATGCCTGATTCTTTAGTTGTTTCCATGTTCTTTTTAATAATACCAGCAATGAGTTCGCGTTCTTGAGCACTCATGTACATAGCATCCTCGTAACTGACACCACCACGCATGTACCACGACATTTTAAGCAGTTCCTCTTTTATGGCTCTTGACTCTTTGTCCATGCGATCCAGTACTTGAACTGTTTCGTCGTAACTCAAGTTCAAGAGCCGACTGCGAAAAAATTTGAATAATCAAATTCAATTGGTACTGCAAACTCCTTAGTACAACTAGCGCAATTGGTGTGTTGTGGCGCAAGATCGGCTTCACGACTGAGTTCCATTAGTCGTCGTTGTACATCTCTAATGATGGCACCTTCGGCGTTGTTGTAGAAGTCGGAGATGAATTTTGAATCAGTGACCAATTGTCCGTCTACTTCAATACTCTCGGTGCTGTTGGCTGCTGCCTCAATGCTGAGATCCAACAACTTTTTCATGCTGACGTTTACTTGTCTTATGCGTTCTTCCTCGAGCAGTTCTTGGTTGCCGAGGGCCTTGACCAATCGCTCTTCTTCAAAGTTCACTGTGTTGGTTTTGTTTACATCGATGAACTTTTGTGGTTTCAACTTGATTTTGAGATTGTGTGTTTCCACCGGTGTTGTGTAATCGGTTTGGGGAGTATTGTTAAGCAACAGTCTTAGATCAAGACTAAAATTGTTTTCAGTTTGGCAATGCGGGCAATTGACATCGATTTCCATGTCGTGTCCGTAACTGGCTACCCGAATAGCAATTAGCACAGTGTCAACGTCGATGCTAGGCATTTTCCAGGGATCAACAATACTAGGACAACAACTCTTGATCACTTCTATTACTCCGGCTCCGCTCATGAGCGCATCAGGAGTTCTCAGTGTGATCTCGTCTCGAGCAGTCATAGGGTATACAGGTATTTCCCCATTGATAGGAAGATCTAATGAGCCTGCAGGCCAGTACTGCCCGTTTGATGGTAGTCGCAAGTAAATTGCAGGTTGTCTAAAATATTTAGACAGTGGGTTACTGGGTTGTGATACGGTATTTTCCATGGTATTTGATCCGATAAATAATGTTGATAGTAATATTTATCGGATCAAATCTTCATGGAAAATATAGATTATAAAACAATGGCAACTGAGTTTGCAAAAGCACTCAGAGGCGATTCCCGCGGCATAGCCTACGATCCTGAAAAAATAAAAGAATTTGAAGAAGCAACTGAAGAATTTACTGACAACATCAGAAAATCCAATCCCGGGATCAAGATGTTTAGAAACATGCTCACTGGTGCCGGTGGCAGTTTTGTAGATGTTACTGGTAAAATCAAAGATTTATCCAAGGCGCTCGAGGATGAAGAAGACCGAATCAAGCAATATCAAGCTGATAAAACCAAACAGGCTGAACTAAATCAGTCACTTGATAGAAAAGACAGACTAGAAAAACAACGCGGAGCAACAGTACAGGCAGCATTGTTTACAAACACCGCAATCTTGGCACAGAAGGTTGGTGGTGTAATTTACAGTACTGAAATGGACTTTGCAAAAACGGCAGCAGAGTTTCAGAAAGAACTGTTCAAAAGCAGTGATGGATCCAAACTGTACACTGAACTACAGATAAAGAATATACAAAAAGCTGCTGAGGCCACAGACAAGATGGGACAGATAGCTAGCGAGCTGGGTGAAGTATTCTTCGCGTTGTCATTTATAAGCAAAAAGTTTAGAATAGTTGGAGTGATTATTGGTGGCATACTGGAAGCCATTGGTTTCAGCACCAAGCTCATGAAGGATGGCACAGATCTTGCAGTAATAGGACTTGAGGCTTTAAACATACAACTGGAAGGTTTAAAAACTGGTTTCAAAGAAATAAACTCTGCGGGTATTACCTTGGCTGGTGGCATGGATCAGTTGTATCATAATGCTATAGAATTTGGACTGATGCCCGAGCAATTTGCCAAAGGACTGGCTGCCGCCAAAGACGACATTAAAAATCTTGGCATGAGCACCAATACTGCTACTCAACGTATTGCGGGACTAGGAAAGGTACTAGATAAGAGCGGTGTAACTGGCGCACTGTTTAAACTGGGTTACAGTTTTGAAGATCAAATAGGTGTGCTAGCCGGAGCCATGAGCCAACTTGAAATGGCCGGTAAACTGCGTGGCGCAACCGATTTGCAAATTGCTGAGGAAACTAGAAACTACGGCAAGAGTCTAAAACTGATAGAAGAGATAACTGGCAAGAATGCTAAAGAACAACTGGCACGTGCCCGTGCAGCTGCAGCTGAAACTGCTATATACGGTAAACTGGATAAAGATCAGCGAAAGGCATTTATTAATGCCATGGCTGGTGTACCCGACCAGGCCCGAGACATCGTGGTAAAAGGATTGGCTTCCTTATTTGAGACTGGCGAAATAGTTTTCACTGATGCCAAGGATGCACTAGAAGCACAACTTAATCCGGCTATAGTTGATGTAGTACACGTCATTGCTGGAATATCTAAATCTGGTGTCGATGACATGGCACGAGCACAGGTTGCAGTTGGTACGGCCATGGAAAAAGTCTATCGCGGAGCAGAAAAGTTTTCCCGAGAAAATGGTGCTCTTTCGTTTGCAGGACTGGTGGGCACCAATGCAGCCTTGACTGGTGTTACCCAACGCATGACAAAAAATATTGAAGAAGGTCTTACTCGTGAAGATGGGCGAGCCAAAGATATTGCCAAAGCAGTAGAAACTTCAATGCACAACTTATCAGCGTTTGATAATGCAGTGTTATTATCGGCTCAAAAAGCTAGGGATAGCGCAGTGACACAGGCAGCCACAGCTGACGCATTGGCAACACATGTAAGAGGGGCAATGGGCACAATATCCGCTCCGATAGCATCACTAGGCGAAGCAGCCAAAGCGTCGGCGGGTGCCTTAACTGACTTTGGTCGACGCCTTGGCTTAATTGGCCCAACAGAAACTGCCGGACACGGTGTTAGTGATTTGTTTGGTGGCGCAATTGGCGGTACAGTTGGTTCTATTCTTGGTAAAAAAGCTATATCAATGTTGCTAGGGCGAGCAGTTGGCGGTATTACAGGAACTCTAGTAGGCGGAGTTGGGGGGGTAGCGTTAGGTTATGCTGGTGGCGAAGCAGCAGGATGGCTATACGATAAAATTGCTGGCGACAAAAGTGGTGCCAGCGCGGGATCTAAAGTTGCTTTGAATTTTTCTAACAAGAGACCGGGCGATACCGGAAACGAGGATCATTTTGCTCAATTGACACCTGACACAAAAAGCAGATTCATGGACATGTTGGCTGAAGCTGGCATAACCAATGCTACTGTGGTGAGCGCATATCGATCGCCGGCTGAGCAAGCTTCACTGACTAGTGCCCAGACAGGTGGTCGCCCTGTGGCTGCACCTGGCGCCAGTGCACATCAACAGGGCACTGCTATTGATGTTGATCAAGCAACCTACAATGTGTTAATGAGCAACCCCAAGATCAAGGATCTTATGGCCAAATACAAATTCCATGATTTGTCTGGTGATCCCGGGCACTTGGAATTTTACAAAAACGGTGGATACATTCCCGGCGGCAAGCGCGGTATTGTGGGCGACGGCGGTATGGAAATGGTTGAAGGCCCGGCGCATGTTACTAGTGTAGACAATTCCATGGCAGTGTTTAAGAAGATGGCCGAGAACATAGAAAAACTGGTACTGATAACCAAAAATGACACACGACTGGATGATATACTGATCGAACTTGAATCACAGTCAAGAAGCAATCAAAAGATATTGACAGCTGTCAGCTAACGGTAAATATAGCATTAGCGAGAACACAATATGGCCGGCTGGAAAAAGTATTTTAAAACAAGCAACTTACCAAGTAACATAAGTCCTTTGGGTGCTGGCCGTGTTGCTGACCCAGGCTACAGAAACTACCAAAGCCAGTTACCCGAAGTGTATACTGGACAACCAAACCGTATTGAGCGTTACAACCAGTACGAACAAATGGACATGGATTCGGAAGTGAACGCGGCCCTGGATATTTTGGCCGAGTTTTGCACACAAAAGAACCTAGAGAATCATACTGCATTCACAGTTAAATTCAAAGATACGCCAAGCGACAACGAGGTCAAGATCCTCAAAGAGCAGTTACAACAGTGGGTAGCACTAAATGAATTTAACAAAAGGATTTTTAAAATTGTACGTAATGTGTTTAAGTACGGCGATCAGGTTTTTATTCGTGATCCAGAAAATTTTAAACTCATGTGGACTGAGATGTCTAAGGTTACAAAGGTTATTGTTAACGAAGGCGAAGGAAAAAAGCCTGAACAGTATCTGATCAAGGACCTAAATCCCAACTTTCAAAACTTAACAGTGACCGCAGTGGCCACAACTGACAC